TATATCTTGATAGCCTCCAGAGGAGTTAAGGTATTCCCTTCCCCTAAGGTTATTTCATTCAAGCCGGCCACATCAATATAAATACCGTTTGGCCTAGCCTTGGATATCATCTGTTGAATCTTAATGTGTATCTGTTGCATCTGATCGATATAAGGTATAACCTTCTCTACAGTGCTTAAAGTTCTGTTCTGATATAAATCTGGTGCGTATAATAAATAATTAGGTTGAGTTAAATTTAAATAACCCTTTGGTCGGATCATATTCTCACACAACCTATAATTGTATATCATCGCTGTACCAAGTATTAAAGAACCTTCATACCATACATCTATAATTTTCTTGGCTACGTCATACCCTTTATCCCCTTCGTCTTTTTTAGAAAAAGAGCTTTCTTTTTTATTCATCTTGAATCCACCACTTTTGTTATACTTCTTCTTGTAAGAAATTGTATTTGTGGACTTAAATGTAAAGTGTAGTACATCTACCATCATACCCGATAGATCATCTTCCCTTAGGTTATTGTTGTCTGACTCATTTCCATGGTACCTTGACCATGTCCCTGCGCTATCAGCCATTTCTGTTATTTGCTCATCGGTGAACTTACCATTAGATGTCCTTTTAAGTTCATTGATACTAATCCTTTTAACCTCACCATAATAGTTTACATCCTTAAAGTTCCTGTGTGTGGGATAAGAGTGTACCATGTTTGCAGGGTCAACGTACTCTATAACTATCCCCTTTGATGGATCAGTCTTGTGTTTTATCCCTGCTATACCTAAAGTAGTTATGTCTTCGATAACCCTACTTTGCGTTTCATCGTAGTCATTGAGGTTTAGCGTGTATTTTATTGCTTCCTCTGAGGCTATCTCGATAGCAGGTTTGTATTTCATTTTCATGAATAGGTCTATCTCCTCCTGAGTATCTGGGTATTCTGAATCATCTTCCGGCATTAGGTCTATTCCTAGCTGCTCTTTTATCTCCTTTGTTATTGGTTTAGCAATCATCATCCTCTCTAGATTCTTCTTGTGTGTATCTTTTAAATCTGTTGAGTACTTATCAACCGCCTCAGCTTTAATATCAAATAACCTCTCTGACATTTGATTGACAATAAGCTTCACAAATTTAGGTAACACTTGTAGGGGTCTCCAATCATAATTAGTATAACTGGAATCCTTAACACCTAAAAGGTCTTTGTATATTTTAGAGTCTTGTTCACCCCTTGCATACAACCTTAGGTTATGGTATTTACTCCTCTTATCATAATAAGAACAAGTGCCTCCCCCTTGCTCAGGACGAAAGAACCACTCCCATTCAATTCTTTTTGCAAACTGAACCCCATAACTATCTTCTTTTTTCTCCTCATCCGGAGCTAAAATATCTGGGAAACCTTTTCTACTGAATAAATCCTTAAATTCTTTTTTCATTATATTTCTTTACCAAATGAACCTTTGTTGTTATACTTCTTTATGATACTTCCAATATCTATTTTCTTCTTCTCTGTTTCTCTACCCCTATACTTTTCCCCTTGGCATGCCATGATACATAGTCCTGAAGATATGGTAGCATCAAATTTAGTCCTTTTATCGGGGTCAAATTTTAACCAGTCTACTAGGGTTTCTTTAAATGGCATATCCCCCATTTCATCAATAGGTCTTAGCATTTTAGCCTCATCATGGTAAACTCCTACATAATCCTGTACCCATGTACCAATTGCACCTATATGGGAATCTAGTATATCTTGACCTGACATCATTTGCCCCCCGTATTTCTTCTCGTTATCATTAAGTTTGTGTTTAGGTCTATCTAACCTATCCATTGCAAAACCCCTGTAACCTCTGTTGAACATGTGCCTCAACAAGTCTAACCTGTTAGATTCAACCAGTATAGGTGCCCCATAAAACTTAATACATTTTATAACATCCTCAAAAAATATAAACTCATCAGAAGGTCTAGCTAAATATTCTACAACAAACTTGTTTGCAGGGGCACCTCCATCCGGTAAATTTACGGTTTTTCCGTGTATACTTCCTTTTGAACCTTCCCCGTGGGTACTCTTGTACGAAAAGGGGTCACAACCGAACCTCACACAATTTGTGTTTAAAGGGTAGAACTTGCCATTTGACTCCCTAACTCTATTTTGTAGATCAAAAGTGCCATCTGCTCTTGAAGGGAGCCAGCTAACCTTAAACCTACCATCAGGCCTTGGGTGAAACTCTACTTTTGCATCAACAACTCCATCCACCCACTCAAAATTACCAACGGTGAATTTCTCTTCGTCTGCTAATGTTTGGTTATAATCATTCTGCTCTAGTATCTTCTCCATGTTAAAAACACATTCAGTGGCTTCATCCCTCACCATGTGCTCTAAAGTTCTAGGATAAGTTCTTATCTGCTCATTATATGCCTTCTCACTTTGCCTTCTTTTTTGTTCTTCAATAGCTTTTAAATAGTCTAAAGAGCCTTGAACTATTATTTCACCAAATACATTCTTAACTTCCTTCTCTGGTTTTATATCCCAACACTTACCATATATATCGGTAAATTCCTCCATGTTGTTTTGAGCCGGTAGAAAATGGAAGTATAAACCAGTGGCTGTCTTCTTAGTTTTTGGATCCCTCTCTGATACAAATGAGCTTGTAATAAGTTCTACACCCTGTTCCCCACCTTTTGCGTGAAGACCCATGGTGGAACCAGCTAACATTTTACCCTTAACTCTTCCGTTAGGCATCATTGTAGGTGCAACCATACTAAGGTGAGTTATCACATCGTTAGGTGACTCTATTTTAAATACTTCATCTAATATATAGGTATCTAATTTTATGGAGTCATAACTACCGTTCTTAGTATTTCTCCAGTCCATGCTTGTGTTCAAGTATTCTGAAATATTTATATCCCTAGACTTCTTTTTTACCTTACTGTTATCAGAAGGGGCACTAAAATATAATTCTTTTGGTGAATCTAATTTACCCCTAACAACTGGCCTAAACCAGAATGGTAAATTTAAAAATGCATAAGATTCCTTTGCAAAAGCTTCTTCACCATCGGCTCCGGACTTACTCATAAGACCGTGCTTTGTATTTGATGTTGAGGTGGCTCTATTAATCTTTACTGCTATAGCACAATACGTAAAACCGGTTCTCCTTGATTTACCAAATAGGATACCTAAACTCCTGTTATCAACTAAACAGGCCTCTATAAAATAAAAAAGGTCTCTTTGAGCCTCCCTGTAATTCATAAACCCCCCATCATCAAGCATCTTGCAATAAGTTAATGCAAAATAGTGGTGGCCAGTTAAATAGGTTGCTACCCCATTATTATAAAACCAAACCCCTTCCATTCTCCTTCTTAACTCTTCTACAATGTAGTCGTGCCAATCATCTGAATTTGATGTGGTAATTCTAGGTTGTTCTGGTCTTTTCCAATGTTGATCCTTTTTTGGTAGATCATGGAAAAGTATGTCTTTTTTGTTTTCTGGTTCTTGGGGTAGGATTATTAATAAATCGTCAATCTCCCTTGTATCACCTTCTGTACTGTGAGGGTCTATTATTACACCACCCTCAGTATTAAGTCTTTTTTTATAATAAACAGATCTGTCCACAAAAGCACCTTTAGCAAACTTTTCTGGGTAACCAAGTTGAAAGTCATTATCTTTCATAGTTAAATCTCCGGACTCTAGCTTATCCCTGAGATCCCTTACTTCCCTCTCAATATCTAGTATTGACTCTAGTATTATAGGTTTGGAGTTTATTGCAGAATCATGTTTGTGAGCCTCTAACGTATTAAAATCAATCTCAATACTAAGTGCCTCCCTTAAAATACTCAAGGAAGAATCAGCTGCTTTTACAACACCCTTTATATATTTCTTTATTACCTTATCTGAAGGTTTACTTGGGGAGTCTATCCACCTCTCTATAATCTTCTTTGCACCACTAAGAGAACTTGTTTTAGATTTAGCAATAGATTTCATTCTCTCCGGCTCCACTTCAGAAAGTTTCTGCTCACCTAGGAAGTCAAATTCTAAACCCTTTATTATGGTATCTAATGCTAATTTTATTTCTGTTGAAAGTCCTATCATAGTATTGCTAAAATATCTTTGGTTTTCATCTTGTAATAGATTTCCCCTTCTATTTTAAATTCGTGTTCACTATATTTTGAAAAGGCTACTTTACAGCCTGTCTCTAGGCCTTGAGCACGTAAGGCTTTGTTATTAAATGCAACAATACCTTTTTGATGTTCCATACCTTTATAGTCCTTCTCAAGGCCAGAAAGTAGTGCGGTTTCATCTTCTTTAAATGGTATAGGTTTAATGAATACAAATGGGTCTAAGGCATTCCAACCTAAACCACTATCATACATAAAAACTTCAGTTAGTGGTACAAAGTACTTACCACCCCCCAAATAATAGTCCCCGTTTGTTTGGTTTCCATTGACATCATTCTTCTTTCTAAATATATTGTGGTGAGCAATTATATCATCCCCTTCGTTTATAATAACAAAAGATGGGGATTCAACTACCTTAGCTACCCTCACTATACTTTCAATACTCTCTATTGTAGAATTAACTATTAAGGTTTTGTTGTCACCTAGGTCAACTTCATTGTCATATGCCTTATCTAGCTCTACTATTAAATAGTTAAGTGTAGACATTAATCGAAGTTTATATTATTCTCTACTACGACTGGTACATCATAAACCGTTTTCCATAATACACCACCATCACTATTTGATAAGTAAATGTCATACGCTATTTTATCTTGTTTAGCATATTCCCCATTTACTGAGATTTTGGATATTTTATACGGAATGCCTTGTAGGTTCATCTCTTTACCTACTAAAAAGTGCATTGCACCATTTGGGTAATCTTTTCCAACTGATATTTTTCTTATTTCTGTTTGCATTATAGTATATTTTAATTTAACCCCTACAAAAGTAGGGGTTTTTACTGTGTGCTAATAATCTAGCTTGTAGCTATTATAAATAATATTACTGGAATAAATAATGTTGCAAAATAATCCCAAGGATCCCCGTCTTCTGTTCTTACAAGTTCTCCATCCACTTCCTTTTTCCTGAAAAATTCATCCCAAACCTCTTTTGCCATTCCTGCTGCAATAGCACATAGGAGTCCAATAGCTGGGGAAAAGTAATAAGCCCCTAATAAATAAGCAAGCGTTCCAGCAACTAAGTGATACAGTTTATCACGTTTCCAAAGATGATTTAAAAGCCATTTTAGCATAATTTCTATTTTTTAATTATTTTTTTAATCTTGTTGTCCTCTGTTCTTGCAAATGTGGCCTTAGAGGTTTCCATTGATGGAATCACTGTTTCAGAATACTTTTTACCTCCGTACATCCAACTTACCTTTTTACCTTTTCCTATAATTTATATTTAATTAATATTTATATGCCCATCCCAAACCAACCAGCCGAATGTTCTTACCGCATAATACCTGATAAGATTATCTATATTCCTGAATGAAATCTTTTCAGTTCCATT